TGCGTATCGGTGAGCAGCATCACTTGTGCTGATGCTTGCTTGTAGACACCGTTAAATTGATCCCAACTATTGAACGCAGGAACTAGATCAATGAAGGAAGCAGGAGAACCAGAATAACCATCTGTAATTGTTGCGCCGGTCAGAAGCATTGCGTTCCTGATATACATAATCATGTCATAGGTAAGGCCCGCCACCCTATGCCAGATATACGCGACACGCTTGATGTTTTGCCAGTCAACCGTTCCACTTGAATCTATCGGCGTGTTTGCACCTGAACCTAGCGCAATGAATGATCGATAGTCTGTAACGCCAAGTAGATCAGCATCTTTTCTTCGAAGTGAATATGCGGCCCAATTTCCCGCGTTGTCAGTAAAGACGATTGCTACACCTTGATTTCCAATCTGTATATTGATCTGGCCAAGATTAAACAGCCAGTGAAGTGAAAACACCTTACCGCGACAATCAACGGCATTAGTAAATGGATGCGATGCCCCACACCACGTATCCACACCAAGGTTTACAGATTCGTTAATGCTGGTCGGGTTGTTGTAGGTATAAAGTCCAATCCTTCCTATGTTCGGATTGATCGTCGCCGCAGTTGCCCGAACCGGGAGCCCATTTATATTTGCGCCTCCAGTGGCGTTTGAAGGGGCATCCCAAGCTAGAGCAGCAGAATTTGCGACACCCATTGCTCCATAGTAATTGGGGAACTGATTAGCCGAATCTATCTCCAGAGCTGAGATCGTTACGTTTCCGTAGCAAACCCCACCGGTCGAATTCTTAATGGCCATAACGAGGCAAGTTGCGCCTGACAAATTAAGGTCATATGCTTTTGTTGTCGGGCAAACGCCAGCGGTGTGCTTTGTTTTAAACCCACTAATCATCGATCCGGTAGTAACCGTTGTCGACACGCCACTCACCAATCCAAGTGATGCAGTTCCATCTAAAGAGCCATTGACGCTGTTGGTATAGAACCCGGTGTGGCACACATAAATCAACAGGTCATCATCGTTGGTGGTGGTCAGCGCAGATCCCCACGTTGCGGGAAGCGCCGATGGATAAGACCACGCGACCCCTTCGATAGGATTACTTGCCGGCACATCCTTGATAACGATTGCCTGCCCTACCCACCGCGACGAGGCAGATGATAATCCTATGAAGTATGGATCGGCATCGCCACCCGCCGCGATCTTCCATGCGTAGCTAAGTCGTTCCCCAGCAGCACTGGTTGATGGAGCATTGACAATCGTGTAATCGGACGCCCCGGACTGCACCACGCCGGTAACAGGTTGATCTGACGCGCCACCTATTAGGCAGATGATTAAATCGCCAGCCTGTGGTGCAATCGAGCCTGTCGGAAGCGTAATAGTGATGCCAGCGGCGTATGCCTGCGCCACTACACTGGCTTGTCCACGCGGATATGCCATTACGCCGCCCTCGCCAAGTCACCGATGGTTGACATACTCAGGCATCCGTTTCGAGCTGCGTGAAAAACTAATCATTGAGTAACAACCTCTGCTGATGCTGTTTCACCACCGGGAAGCGTAACGCTGATGCTTCTCTTACCAGACAGCGCACTAAGACCATGAACAATCGAGCCGACAGAAGACAGTAGTTCTTGATGCATTTTCTGCAATGCGGTTACGTCAACGCTTTGCGCGGGTTGTGCCTGACCGTTTGGCTTCGCTTGACCATTCGATTGCGCCGATTTCGATTGCGCTGAAGCAATAACGGCGTTCATTTTGTTTTCATACTGCGACACGATATTTTTAACGTCCATAACCGCCGAATCAATCGTGCTTTGTATTTTCATTGCGCCAGCCTCTTGATTTACTTCCATCAACGCTTTTTCGACGTTCAATCCCTGCGCCTTTTCTTGTAGTGCTTGCGCCTCCGTCATTAGCGATTGGTTATGCTTGAACATCTCCAATTGATAATCTGCGTCAATCTTCATCTTGGCGATGATCTTCTGCGTATTTGCGGAAAGCTCCGCCAGCGCAACCTGCGTCTGTGAACGGATGGCTTCCAGTTCCTTCTGCGTCTGTGCGTCAAAAATCCTGATTTCCTGATTGCTTTGAATCTTGGCTTTCGATTCTTCCGCGTCGGCCTGAATTTTTACCATTTCAGGATTCGGCTGCGGTTCTGGCTGTTTAACGGATTTCGGGTCAGAAACAAAAATTTCAGGATGCTTAAACCCCATTGCTTCAGCCGTTTTGCGATACAGGTTATAGATATTTTCGTCAGTGACTAAATATCCCTTGCCGGTCTGAATCAACTCAAGCTGCTTTGCGCCCATCGCTGCCAAGTGCGCCAACTGAACGTCCTTGTTACCCGTTCCTAGTCCAACATTGATCGTCATGTCAAACTGCGTCTTCCACTCACGCGGGTCAACCTCTACCCACTTGTTGCGAAGCCGCAACGTCATTGCCTTGGTCGAATATTTCGACAGCATGTAAGCAATGCCACGCATCAGGTCTTTAACGCCGGTCTCGGCAAAAATACGTGCAATTAAATCGCCGCGCTGTTGACCGGCCTGCTGAATCATCTGAATACCACGCGCCGTTTTATTCAAACTGTCCGCGTCAGTGCCTTGGTTGTAACGAGACTGGCCGGTTCGGACCTCCTTTTGCTGGTCAATGTATTCCAGCATCGGGAATGATTGACCGGCGACAAACGGCGTTTCCTCATTACGAATCGCGCCCTGCACATACTCGCGCATGATGCCGCCTGCGCGTGAGTTCATCAGGTCATCAAGATTGGCCTGCACCTGACCGGACGGCGATGACAGCACCGCCTTGCGCGGGTTATTCGTCAGATACAGGTTATTGAGAATCTGCCGCCAAATGACCGACTTTGTAAACTGATCGGCCATGACCAATTCCGCCGCAGACTTACCAACCCACCGATGAGGCATGATGATCGGCGTAATCGCGGCAAGCGGGATATGGTCGCATTCCTCGTTAATCCATATCGCATCACCAGCCTTGATGATGTGGCGCAGTTCGGCAATACCATCGCCATCATAATCAATGCGGATATAGCAATCCGTTACCCACACTTCACGCATTGACGGGTCTGGTTCATTACCCCAATTAAGCTGCTGATCCATAATCCTGTCACGCGCCAGCATTTCAGGACTGGTATCAATTACATCGTCGTCACCGCCGCCAATCTGGTCAATAACATCTTCAGGGCAACCCATCTCGCGCAACATCGAAACCGTTTTTTTAGTCTTGTGATAACAAAACGGCGTTTCCTGAATACTGACGCACTTGTGGCGCTGCGAGATACCGAATTCTTCAGGCGGTATCGCTTCAATGCAAATCTTGGAATTGTCTTTCTGGATTCTGATTTTTACGTCATGCAGCGGCGGAATCGGACGCGCATTGATTTCCTGCATGATTTTCTGCTGCAACATCGCGGCCTGCTCTGGCGGTAATTTCTGATTCGCCAATCCAGCCATTGCAGTTTCAATCTGCGTTTTCCTGACTTCCATCTCAGCTTCGTCAGGATATTCAGAGTGTTCCAATACTTCAATTTCACCAACGCCGGGGCCGCCGCTGACCAATTTGATATATTGGCCTTCAGACAGCCCGCGATATTCTTCCTCGGTGCGTGATTTCTTTTCTTCCCAATAGTATTTGACGATGCCGTTCTTCTGAATCAGCGCATCCTTGAACCATTCATACATCACCAAAAAGCCGTTGTTCTGGCGATAGAATACATAATTGCAAACTTCGGTTCTCTGCGCCGCCTGTTCTTCGTCTTCAGGGCCGTTCGGTTCAAACCTTACAACGTCATCGGACGCCGTGAATATCCGCAGCAGCGACGGAAGCATACCCTCAACGGTATCGAATACGTCGCTGGATACAACCTGAGACTCGCCTTCGACTTCGTTGCCGAACGGTTCGCTGTTGTAATAGTCAAGCTCGGTAGCCCTGTCGTCTGACAGTTCACCAGTCGGCTGACCAATCGCGGAAGATACCTCCCGCTCAATTATAGAGCAGAGGTCTCTGTCTTCCATTTTTTGTCACTCTTTTTTGGCTGCGTGAAATCAAACCCAACGGCGGGGCGCTTTTCAAGTTCTTCGATTTTCTCTGACATCGACTTAATCAAAGGTTCCAATTCATTCAGCCTTTTTTCAAGAACCTTGACCTTCTGCTCAATAAAAATACTCATGGCTCACCTATCAAGTAAATTTACCAACCGCAATCACCGTAGCGCCTGCGCCGGTCGTAATCTTCCACGCGCCATTCCGTGACAGCAGACCAAGATTCACGGTGTAAACGCCAATCGGCGTATTCGCAGCAGTAATCACAATTGAAGTCGCGTTATCAATCAGGGAAACCGTGCTGGTCGCAGCAGTCGCAACGCTAATCACCAGTTTATCAATGTAATCACCCTGCGCGCCCGTTGCGCCAATTACCTGCGCCGTCTGCGATGCCGCCACCGTTTCGTATTCAAACGGGCCTTGAATATTCTTGTTATACCCTTGAGTGCTTGCAGTCATTTTTTACGCTCCTGTAAATTTCGGATAAACCAGTTTCTTCGGTTTCGACATAATCCCGCCGCCAGCCATGAACGTGAAACAGAACGCCTCCGACCTGTCGGGCGACTTACCCAATCCACGCGGCGGGGCCAGCTTCATATCGTATTTGCTCATCGCCTTCATTTTTCCGTTCGATGTCAGCCCCCACTTCACGCGGCTAATCTCGCCCATAAACTGCGCGTCATTCGCAATCTTCACATCGCGCCCATAGAACCATTCCCGCGCCCGCTCCCACATCTCATCCCGCAGGCGCAGATACCGATCATTCGATGAGTGCGATTCCGACACGTTAATGCACTGAACCGGAATCCCCTGCTCTGACAATCGGTGCGCCACACCAGCGCCAATCCCGTTCGAGTCCACGCACACCAGGGTCGGCTTGACCGTCGCCGCGTTATATTCCGCAACCACCTTACCCACCGTCACCATCGTGTCGTCTGAGCGCCATGTTTTCACAGCCTCCGGCATGATGTTCCCGCGCCGTTTAGCCAACGCGCATAAATCCGCACCCGCGCCCGATACGTCCAAGCCCCATATTTCCTCGCTCGGCACCTGCGCGACTTCTCGCTCCGCCGCGGCTTCCACCAGATACATCGGGATAATCACGCCATCTTCAGCGGTCGGAAACTCACCCAACGCACGAACACGGAAAAAATTACTGTCTTCCCCGTATTCCTCTTTCCACTGTTCAATCTCCGCCCAATTCGTGCGCGACGACTCCGTGCAGGCCACCTTCATCACCGCCCAATGCTGCCGCGACTTGTGGAACGCATCATAAAAATACCCGCTTAGGCGGGTAGGGTTTCCAGTCATGATCGTTTTCGCGCCAACCGTGGACATGGCTCCACGCGCAGTCTCAAAAATCACATCATCGACACCCGGCGCTTCGTCAATGATAAACAGCATGTTCTCCGAGTGCAGCCCCGCCAGCGCCTCCGGTGTCTCGCGCCGCGCCGTCTTCGCTACCGCATAACACACGTTCGGATTGTCCGCCCACTCAAAACGCTCAGTCGTCCAGATAAACCGGTCTTTCAACCCCTCCGGCATCTTCGAGTGCCACTTCGCCAACTCCGACCACAGCGCATCGAACATCTGCGACGACGACGGCGCAGTAACGCCAATCTTCCACGGATGCCGCGTCATGCCCCACCAGATAATCCGTCGCGCCAGCCACGCCGTCTTCCCAATCCCGTGACCCGACCGAATCGCTACCCGGTCATTATTCGCCACCAAGCCACTCGCAACCGTCTGCCACTTCTCAGGCGGCGCATCCGGCCACAAATCCCGGTCAAATAAATCAGGGTCGTCATACCACGACTCAAATATCGCAGCTTCTTCCGCAGATAATCCCGCAATCTGCGCTTTCGGCGGCTGCTGTTGCGATACCCTCTGCGCGGATAATTGGCTCACAGAACGGTGTCCTGGCTAACGGACTGGCTAACTACAGCAACCGTTTCACGTGGAACCACAACCGCATCGCTAATATCGGCAGTCGCAGCAATCGACCGCCGCCTCTCACTGATCGCCTGCAACGCAGACGAAATCCCTATCGTCACCGAGTGGTCTATCTTCACTGAATCCCCGTAAACAGGACGGTTATACATCGACGCCACCTTTAACCGCGTCCCTACCATCAACTTCGGGTCTTCCGACGAATCCGCTATGTCCAAGGTCTCAGCCACCAATCGGTGCGAATACCGCTTCAACGCCCTGTCCGCAGCATCATCCAGTTCCGCATGGTGCGCCAAAAACGCCACCACATGACCCCTCGGCAAATCCAGCGACCGACACACCTCGTCCA